TTGTATTACAGTCAGATGTGGGTGTTGTTTTAGTTAAAGAAGATGAGTGGTGGGGAATACCTAAAGGTAAAGTAGATCATGGTGAGACGCCATTAGAAGCTGCTGTAAGAGAAACAATTGAGGAGGTTTCAATATTAGTATCTGCAAAAGGAAGTCACATAAATACGCCAGTAATTGAACTAGCAGTTAAGAAAAATTCTAGAGGTGGTGCTTTCTTTATTTATCAATCAAAATTAAAAATGCCCATAATGCCACAAAAAAGTCATGAGCATGAGGAAGTAAGATATTTTGATACTCTACCAGAAGATATAGATCCACGATTAAAAGGATTAATATAATGAAGACACAATTATTATGTACATTTTGTAGTAAGTATGATTTTGATGACACTATTGAGCTTATAAGATTAGCTGCTAATATTGTGTTTAATAAAATTTATGTTTTTGAGAATATTGACGATGGAAATTCATTGATATGTACGTATAATGTGGAAAAGACAGATGATTTCATACAGAATAGTAAAACAATGGCAATTCATAGAAAGAAAGAAACAAATACTCTTTATACTATTAATGCACTAAATGAAGCAATTAGAAAAGAAAATGATGGTGTATTGGATAAGTCTTATTCTCTAAACTGGGAATCGTATAAGAATAGCTTGCTATTGACAAATGACAAGGGATTAAATATCATACGAACAAAGCTATATAAGGTTGTTTCGGATTAAAAAAGTTATATAAAAATCACATTTTGATAATTTAGTAGTATATATATATTATTACGCGAGAAATTGCGTAGTTTTTTGAAAATTGGAATTTTGGAAAGTACGGAGGAGTTGCTAACTCTGTATGGGATTGGCTGAATAATGAGTGGATAAAGAAGCTCATAAGGCAATCTACCCTCAGATCTATAGTGGATTGATATTCGGGCGAAATGCACAATATCTTACGACAGTAATTGAGGGAATGTACTTCTAGAAAAACTTAAAGAACAGCGATTCTTTGACCTTGTTGTGGGTAAGGGTAAAACTGAAATCCCACCAAGCTGGCTGAATAATCCAAACTTAGAGGGATAAGGCTCCTAACAGAGGTTGTGCTCGCTCAGATGTAAGGTAACACTTATGAGGAGAACTGGCTTAACCGCCGGGTGAAGGGAACAAGGTAGAAAAATCTAGGCTAGAAGTTGTGAGTGATCGCAAATCTCACATCCCCAAAAATTTCCATAAAACATAAGAGCCCCGGCCGCTTTCATATCTATACTGTAAAATGATGACTTTGACTTATACTTGCTGGGGCTCTTTTTTTTATAAAAAAACTTGTTTTTGAAAATGTTACATAATATATATTAAAGTATTAAATGAATAATGAACAGTTAACAAAGGAGTAATGATAATGGACTTAAATGTAATAAAATCCAGGTTATCACAGTTACAACAATCAAATCAAAGAACTACAAATCTATGGAAACCCTCACCGGGTAAGACTCAAATAAGAATTGTACCTTACAAGTTTAATAAGGACAATCCTTTTATTGAACTCTACTTCCATTATGATATGGGTGAGAAGAATTATCTATCACCGATCTCATTTGGTCGTCCAGATCCGATTGAAGAGTTCGCAACTAAGCTAAAGACTTCTGGAAATAAAGAAGACTACAAGCTTGGTAAAAAAATCGAAGCTAAGATGCGCACTTATGCTCCAGTCATCGTTCGTGGTGAAGAGAATGAAGGTGTAAAATTCTGGGGCTTTGGAAAAATGGTATATCAGGAATTGCTTTCTGTTATAGCTGATCCAGACTACGGTGACATTACTGATCCAGTTCAAGGAAGAGATATTGTCGTTGAGTTTAAGACCAGTGAAGAGACAGGACGCGCTTTCCCGATGACGACTATTAGGGTCAAACCTAATCAGACGCCTCTTACAGAGAATACTGAAGTTATGTCAGTAGTAAAGGACACACAGAAAAATATCACAGACATCTATACAGAGTTGGAATATGACGATTTACAAAAAGCTCTTGAAGCTTGGCTGAATGCTGAAAATGATGTTGAAGATAATGATGTTGCTGATCCTGCAAAAGCTACAAATAGCAAGGCAGCTACTGAGGACGTTTCCTCAGCATTTGACGATCTGTTTAATTCTTAAAATAGGAGAACGCTATGAGCGAGAGACGTGATGTCCTTGCTAGCGAGTTAGCTGAAAGTCTAAACTCGAAGATAAAAGGGCAAAAAGTAGCTTTCTTTTTGGATGGATCAGATGATACGCCAACAGACATAGATGACTTTATATCTACAGGATCATCTTTACTGGACTTAGCAGTATCAAATAGACCGAATGGTGGAATAGCAGTGGGAAGAATAACGGAGATCAACGGTCTCCAGGCTTCCGGAAAATCACTGCTTGGTGCACATATTCTTGCTGAGACACAGAAAAAAGGTGGTATTGGTGTCTATATTGATACAGAAACTTCCGTTAGTAAGGACTTTCTGGATGCAATTGGAGCTGATACAAAGAATATCTTGTATCTTCATATGGAAACTGTTGAGGATATATTTCAAGGCATCGAAGACATTGTGACTAAAGTACGAGAATCTGACAAGGACAAATATGTGACCATTTTGGTTGATAGTCTTGCAGCTGCATCTACTAAAGTTGAAATGTCGTCTGATTACGACAAAGATGGTTGGGCTACATCAAAGGCAATCATAATCTCTAAGGCAATGCGTAAAATCACACAGATGATTGGTAGACATAAAATTACATTAGTGTTTACTAATCAACTTCGTCAAAAGATGGGTGTCATGTTTGGTGATCCGTATACAACAAGTGGTGGATTAGCTCTACCATTTCATGCTTCGACTCGTATACGATTATCAAATATGGGAATGATTAAAGACAAAGAATCTAATGTGATTGGACACAAATGCCGAGCTAAAGTTATCAAGAACAGAATTGGGCCACCATTACGACAGTCAGATTACGAGATGTATTTTGATCGTGGTATTGACGATGCTGGTGGCTGGTTGCAGACTCTTAAGAATATTAAGGTCGCACAAGTTGCTGGTTCTTGGTACACTGTTGACTATAACGGTACTCCTGTAAAATTCTTATCAAAGGACTTTACTGATAAGCTGGAAGAAATAGATGGTTTTAGAGAATATCTCTATAACAAGATCTGTGAAGCCAGTATACTTCAGTATGATGATAAGAGAGGCATTGATGATGTTGAATTTACAGACGAAGTAGTCAACCCCGATGCGTAAGAGATACAAAGAGATACTTTCACAAATTGGTGATCACGTAAAGAAAGAGTATAGTGTTAATGACCACGTCCTGATAATTGATGGTTTGAATAACTTCATCAGGACGTGGGCGGCATCACCTGCTACAAATTCTGACGGACAACATATTGGTGGCATTGTAGGTTTTTTACAGACAATTGCCTTAGCAATTCGTACACTTAATCCAACAAGAACAATTATAGTATTTGATGGTAAGGGTGGATCTGTTAGAAGAAAGAAAATTTATCCAGAGTATAAAGCCGGGAGGAAACCCCTTAAGAGGCCAAACAGGGTTGAAGGGTTGACCGAGGAGAATGAGGCGGAGAACATGCGTAGGCAGTTTAGACGTTTACTTGAATATCTAAACTGTCTACCTGTTACTTTTATGTCTATAGAAAATATAGAGGCAGATGATGCTATAGCATATATTGGAAAACAAATTTTAAAAGACTCTCAAATAACAATAATGAGCACTGATAAAGATTTTTATCAATTGGTTAATGATCGTATTTCTATTTGGTCGCCTACAAAAAAGGTACTTTATGATAGAAAAAGAATCGAGGAAGAATTTGAGATAAAGTCAGAAAATTTTATTTACTATAGAATGATTGATGGTGATAAGTCTGACAATATACATGGTGTTAAGGGAATGGCACTTAAAACAATTAGAAAAAAATTCCCATTTTTGAAAGATCAAGTTATATATAATTTTGAAGAATTTTTAAATGTTTCAAAATACACTGAATATCAAGAATTATTAGAACGAAATTACTAGCTAATGCAGCTTCAGGATGTTGATATCCCAGGAAATGCAAAATTATCTATTCAGGATCAAGTTAGAGATGGTTCTGGAAGATTAGTAAAATACAAGATTCATAAAATGTTTTTAGAAGATACTGTAGAAAATGCAATTAGGAATCCTGATGTTTGGTTGCAAGATAGCTTTAACCACTTAGAATTATTATTAAGCAATGCCGCCAATAAATGATGCATTAACAAAATACGGGT